ATTCCAAAAGATCCTGCAATCGAGAACACCGATGCAATGAATTTAAAACAATTAAAACCTTTTGCTACTCAAGATCATGAAGCTCACATTGAAGCTCACATGGCGTTTATGAAATCAAGAATGGTACAAGTGAATCCGCAGGTGTATGCAACTTTACAAGCTCACATCTCAGAACATATTTCATTAAAGGCAAACCAAGAAGTCGTTGAAGCAATGGCACAAGATCCACAACTTGTTCAAATGTCAGAACAGGATCCAGAAGCGTGGACAGTTCAATTCAATGCTATGGTTGCAAAACGAGTGGGTGAATTAACAAATGTACTAGTCCAAGCAGAAGCAGGCGGACAACAACAAGATCCATTAGTTGCGTTAAAATCTAGAGAGCTAGATTTAAAAGCAATGGATTTACAACGTAAGTCTCAAGAGTTTGAAACAGAAGAGCAAAGAAAACAAAATGAGATTATGATTGATACTTCTATTGAGCAAGCAAAAATTGATCAAGCAAGATTAGGTCAACAAGAAAGAATTAGAGTTGCTGAAGAGAAGTTAGATATTGCAAGAATGAAAGAAATGCAAAGGAGGAACTAATGTGGAACTGGATTAAAAAATTATTTTCACGTGAAACAGAAAAACCGTTAGTGTTAAAAGAAGAAGTTAAAATAGATTTATCTAAAACTACAAAAGGCGATCGAAAAAAACTTTACGCAGCTGGAAAAATTACAGCAGATCAGTTACACGGAGGAAAATAATGCCACTAACTAAAAAAGGAAAAAAGATTAAAGCAGCGATGACCAAAGAATATGGTGCAAAGAAAGCTGAAAAAGTATTTTACGCTTCTAAAAACAAAGGAGTGATCAAAGGTGTCGAAAAGAAATCAAAGAAAAGGGCTTAGCGGTGGAAAAAAATATGGGCCACCTCCTAAAAAAGGGCCGAATCCACAAGGGATCAAAATCAAACCTAGAAAAAAACCTAACAGCGTACGATAAATTACCAAGAGAACAAAAAATTTTAGTTCTCGCTGGTGTTTTTGATGGCGAAGGTAGCTTTGGAGTATGGTCTAGAGGTAAAGGTAGAGCAAAACACCTTCAAGTTAAGGTCGATACTACTGATTCAGACATGGTTATTCGTTTTTATGAAATGTTTGGAGGTATTTTTTTCTCTCATACCCCTAAAAAAGAAAATTATAAGCATTTATTTCGTTGGAAGATTACTGGGGACAAGGCTTGGAATTGTTTATCAGAGATGATACCATACATGTGTCAACGAAGGAGAGAAAAATATTATGGTTTGGCTAAACCTATTGGGTATGGCAGCGAAGACTGGGGCTCATATCTACAAAAACAGGCAAGAATCCAAGAGGTTAATGAGTGATGCTCAAAGATTGCATGCAGAAAAGATGGCAAGCGGTCAGATTGAGTACCAAGGTAAATTATTAGAGGCTCGTCAATCGGACTGGAAAGACGAATTCATTTTATTATTGCTCTCGGCTCCAATTGTACTCCTTGCGTGGGCAGTTTTTTCGGATGATCCAACCGCAATGGACAAAATGAAATTGTTTTTCGAATATTTTTCACAATTACCCTTTTGGTACCAAACAATTTTTGTTGGTGTCATCGCATCTGTTTACGGATTAAAGGCTACGGACTTAATTAAAAGAAAATAACTTGCAATTCCCATAATTTCTTCTATAAACCATAATTTATGGCAACATTAGAAATCGAAACCGTTCGAGAGATCAAAAGATTAATCGAAAAGAAAATAAATCAAATCAGCGAACAGGTAATTTACGGTAGTATAGACAATTATGAGAAATTACAGTATTCTAGAGGACAAATTAGTTCGCTTAACCAGCTAAAGGAGGATTTGGGCGAACTGCTCAGAGATGACAATGACAAAGACTGAAAAAAACATAGCAAGTAATGAAAATAATTTCATTGTACCTAAAACAGATGAAGAGAAAAAAGAATATATTGATTCTCTTCCTGAACCAACAGGTTATCGTTTATTAATCAGACCATTTGCAGGATCACAAAAAACTAAAGGTGGAATTCTTTTAGCAGATACAACCATTGAGACTATTCAAGCAACAACTGTTGTAGGTTTAGTAATTAAGATGGGTAATCTTTGCTATAGAGACAAAGAAAAGTTTCCCCTTGGAGCGTGGTGCAGGGAAGGTCAGTTCGTGATGTACGGACGATATGCAGGATCTCGTTTTAAAAATAAATGGGGTGAGCATAGAATCTTAAACGATGATGAAATTATTGGTGTAATCCAAAAACCCGAAGACATTGCTACACTTTACTAAGGAGAATAAATGATGGCACAAGAAGAAGTAAAACAATCTAAAAAAGACATCGACATCGATACGGATGACGTGAGCCAAGAAGAATTAACCGTTGAGGTTAAAGAATCGGCTAACAATGTCGAGACAAAAGAAAAACCGAATCTTAATTTTGGCGAAGTTGATTTAGGGTACACGGATCACGGAACTTCTGAAGAGAAGAAAGATGATAAACCTGAAATTAAAGTTGAAGAAGATAAGGTTGATGATCTTAAACAAGAATTAAAAGCTGAAGGTAAAGAAATCGAAGGTGAGAAAGAAGAACTTGCTGACGATGAAAAAGATTTTAAAAGTCTTTACAAAAAATACAAACAGCAAAACAGAAGAATTGATAAACTCACTTTTAGAAGAGAAGAAGCAGAAAGACAAGCGAAAGCTGCTGAAGATTATGCTAAAGGTGTTCAAAAGAAACTACAAGATATTGAAAAAAGATACAATGTAGAATCTGATAATTATCTTAAAGAGTTTGAAGCAAGAGTTGATGCTCAAAGAGAACAAGTTAAAAATAATTTAAAACTTGCAATCGAGAACAACGATACGAATGCGATCATGGAAGCAAATGATCAATTAACTCAACTTGCTGTTCAAAAAGAAAAAGCAAAAATTAGAGCTGAAGAAAGAAAAGCAGCTATTGAATTAGCTGAAACGGAAAAGAAAGAAGCTGAAGAAAAAGCTAAATCTGCTCCTAAAGAAGAACAAGCTCAACAACCAACACCATCTGAAAAAGCTATCGAGTTTAGAGAAAAGCATAAGAAATGGTTTGGTTATGATAAAGATCCTGCTCTTACAGCATACGCTGTTGCATTAGATGGTCAGATAAGACAAGAAGGTATTGAAGTCGACTCTGATGAATACTATAATGAGATAGAGAAAAGGTTAGATCCTATTTTAACAGCTCAAGGTTTGAAAGAACCAGCTGAAGCTGTTGAAGCTAAGCAGAAAGCGAAACCTGTCCAGACTGTCGCTTCTGCTGGAAGAAAAGAAGTCGGACGCAAAACTGTGACACTCACCAAATCACAGGTAGCAATAGCTAAAAGATTAGGTGTGCCACTAGAAGAGTACGTTAAATATGTGAAGGAGGCTCAATAATATGAACGATACTATAAAAAGAACTTCACGCAACGCTGAGTCGAGAGAAGTTAAAGAACGAAAAAAGACTTGGCAGTTACCATCAAGTTTGGATGCCCCAAAAGCACCCAACGGTTTCGAGCACAGATGGATTAGAACCAATGTGCAAGGTTTTGAAGATACGTCTAACGTAACTAAGAAACTTAGAGAAGGATGGGAATTTGTTAAATCAGAGGAAATTAAAAATGATCCTGATGCCGACAAATACCCTCACATAACCGAAGGGAAATATTCTGGATGCATCGGAATTGGAGGCCTTGTGTTGGCAAGGATACCGACAGAGATCCTAAGACAGCGATCTGAGTATTTCGCAAGACTTACAACAGATCAGTTAAAAGGAGTTGATAACGATCTTATGAAGGAACAACATCCGTCTATGCCTATCAATATTGATAGACAGAAGCGGGTAACCTTTGGCGGTGGACGCAAAAATTAATCTTTTTGTTAATCCTACCTAAAGGTTGGCTAATATAAACTAAAAACAAAAACTAAATAGGAGTATAAACTTATGTCAAATGTAGTAGAAAAGTTTGGTCTAAGACCTTACAGAAAACTTGACGGTACACCTTTAGTTGGAGCTCAGAACAGATATACAATTGCTAGTTCGTATGCAACTGCGATTTACCAAGGTGACCTGGTTGTACCAGTAACTGGTGGTAACATCGAAAGACATACTGCTGACAATTCGACAGCTGTTGTGGGTGTTTTTAACGGATGTTTTTACACAGATCCGACTACTCAAAAGCCAACTTTTAGCAACTATTATCCAGGCGGTGTTGCTGCTTCGGACATTACAGCATTTGTAGTGGACGATCCAGACGCTGTTTTTTTAATGGATGCTGATGACACTTTTGCAAGAGCGGACATCTTTCAAAACTATTCCGTTACAGCAGCTACAGGTAACACAAAAACAGGAATATCAGAAGTTCAATTAGATGTTGAAACTTCTGGAACTAACGCATCATTCATTATTCAGGCGATTGATATTTCTCAAGACCCTAATAACAGTGATGTTAGTTCAGCTAACGCTAACATTCTTGTTAGAATCAACAAACACTTCTACAGAAGTGGAACAGGCGTATAATAAAGGAGAATAATTATGGCTATATCACGACAACAGCTAGCTAAAGAGCTAGAGCCAGGTTTGAATGCTTTATTCGGCCTGGAATACAGTAGATACGATAATCAGCATGCTGAAATCTTTACTACTGAATCTTCTGACAGAGCTTTTGAAGAAGAAGTAATGTTAAGTGGTTTCGCTGGTGCACCAACTAAACAAGAAGGTGCTTCAGTTGTGTTCGATCAAGCTAACGAAGCTTACACAGCTAGATACACACACGAAACAATCGCTTTAGCATTCTCAATCACTGAAGAAGCTATTGAAGATAACCTATACGACAGACTTGCTCAAAGATACACAAGAGCTTTAGCAAGATCTATGTCAAACACTAAGCAAGTAAAAGCTGCACAAGTGCTTAACCAAGCACAATTCACTGCTGTAACAGGTGGTGACGGGGTGCCTCTAATTGCGAACAATCACCCATTATCAAATGGTGGAACGTTCTCAAACGTATTGGCAACTGCAGCTGACCTTAACGAAACTTCATTAGAGCAAGCTCTAATTGATATTCAAGGTTTCGTTGATGAGAGAGGATTAAAAATCGCTCTTAACGGTAGAAAAATGATAATTCCAAAAGAATTACAATTTACTGCTGAAAGATTGATGAAATCAACTCTTAGAACAGGTACTGCTGACAACGACATCAACGCTATCAATAACATGGGAATGGTTCCTGAAGGTTACAGAGTGAACAACTTCTTAACTGACACTGACTCATTCTTCTTGTTAACGGATGTGCCTAATGGTCTTAAACACTTCGAAAGAAGCCCAATTAAGACTGCATTAGAAGGTGACTTCGATACTGGTAACGTTAGATTCAAAGCTAGAGAAAGATACTCTTTTGGATTCTCTGATCCAAGATGTATTTTTGGTAATGGAAATCTACCAACTAGCTAATAGTTAACAGATTAACCCTACAACGGGTACTTAAAAGGGGCGGTGTTCACATCGCCCCTTTTTTTATGTATAATAGAAACACTTAGAAAAATTTCTTATAGACTGACTAAGCAGACGGTATAGAGACTATAAGAACAACGCTATACAAAGGAGAATATTATGGCAAACACAACTTTTACAGGCCCAGTCCGATCAGAAAACGGATTTCAAACTGTAACAAAAAACACATCAACTGGTGCATACACAGTTAGATCATCTTTCAATGCTGAAGGAACTTTCGCAGGTTTAGGAACAAGAAAAATCCAAACTTTTGCTGGTACATTAGCTGGAACAGATGCAGCAGATACTGCATATGCAGATGGTGATGTTCTTGTAGAATTAGGAACTTTAAATACTGATGCTGCAAGTGGTTTAGTTACACCAACTAAATTTTTCATTCACAGAGCTGTTGTTTTAATCACAACTCCTGCAGGTCAAACTTTAGCAGGTAGCTTAAAACTTTCTGGCACTTCAGGAACTGCAACTAATACTGCTCCT